GCAATGAAAGATTTTTATGGGCAGGTAGATTAGCTAAAGATATAAAAGCTACTCATGTAATATGTATGGGAGATTTTTGTAGTGTAGATTCTCTATCGTCATATGACAAAGGTAAAATGTCTTTTGAAGGTAAACGTTTTAATAAAGATGTTGAACATACAGAAGATGCACTTGCAAAATTTAATAAAGGTTTAGGTAGTTACAAAGTTAAAAAGACTATGATATTAGGTAATCATGAAGATAGAATTGATAGAGTTGTACAGGATAATCCAGAGTTAGAAGGTACATTATCTATCTCTAGTTTAAACTATAAAAAATTTGGATGGAAGCAAGTTCCATATAAACAAATTAAAGTTATTGATGGTGTGCACTATGTGCATTATTTACCATCTGGAGTTATGGGCACATCTATATCAGGTGAAAATATAGCAAGAACTATTTTAAATAAACATAAAGTTTCTGCTACAGTAGGTCATTCTCATTTATTAGATTATGCAATATCAACTACACCACTAGGTAAAAAATTACATGCTTTATCTGCTGGATGTTACTTGACTCATAAAGAAAGTTATGCTAAAGGTACACAACACTTATGGTGGAGTGGTTTAATTATAAAATACAATGTTAATAATGGGACATATGATTTAGAAACAATGTCTATTAAACAGGTTAAAAAATTATATGGTTGATAATGTAAATTCACCAAGGCATTACTTGCAAGGTAAGCGTGAAACTATTGAAGTCATACAAGACTATATGACTAAGGATGAATTTGTTGGCTACTTAAAAGGTAATATAATAAAGTACGTTGGCAGATTTAAATTTAAAGGTAAACCATTGGAGGATTTAAAAAAATCACAGTGGTACCTAAACAAACTAATACAGGAGGTAGAAAAGTGGGAGCAGTAAAACAATGTTTAATAGAAGTTGAAGATGTTATTTCTGGATGTATGAGAGATAGACTAACTCTTTTGGAAACAGTAGAACATTGTAAACAACAATTTAAAAAAGAAGGTGTGTACAATCCATACCTTACTGATAAAAGACTAATTAAAAAAATATATTCATCTTGGACAAAAGATCCGAGTGGGGAGGTTATGATATAATGACAACAGCAGTTAGATTAAATCCTTTTTTTGACGCATTAGTAAAAAGGTACAACGCACAAATTGCAGAAGCAAGAGCAACAATTAATGTGTATTTAGAAAATCCTGCAGGTATAGGTGAGCACCCGCAGTTTATTGACGAAATAAATAAACAACTAGACAAATGGGCTGACGCTCGTGATAAAATAAAAATAATAATGGAGTATTACAATGACAATTAATAATAATATAAAAGAAAAAAAATATGTATTACCATCTAGTATTTTAAAAGAATTATTTAAATATTTAATGGCTAAACCATACGGAGAAGTAGCTACTGTAATGGGAGCACTTGCAAAACTAACAGAAATAGAGGAGACTACAAACAATGTCACAGAAAGAGAAAACAAAAAAAATACCAGATAGTATAAAAAATCATATAGGATTATTGTTTGAGTTAAAAATTGGTTTAGGTGCTAAAAATAATATAGTATTAGATTATGGCGGTAAACCTGTAGGTAAAATTAGAGAGGCATTAAAAGATTATAAGTATCATGGTAATCTATGTGCAGCAATTATAAATCATTGTAATTCAGTAGGTAAAAAACTTGAAGAAGATATTAAAAAATTACTTCAAACAATTTAGTTGGAGACATAATTTTATTATGGACTTTGCAGAAAAATTAAATTGTAAATTAAGTAACTGGTTTTGGAGTGTTAGATGGTCAGATCGTAGACATTATAACAGCCAAAAAAAAAGACGCTCATAGGGTGGTTTGAGTCCACCGAGCGTCTTGTGTTGCCTTGGGGGAGAGGGTGTAAAAACCCTCTCCTTTTAATTTTTAGGGGGTACCCTAGGTACCTAAAAGTAAAAAGAGGGCACTCTATGGCCTTCTCAGAGCCTTTTTTTTCTAGTAATTAGTGCCAGAACCCATAATTCCTTGCATCTGCTGATCCATAGGTTTTGATTCAGGTATCATTCTATTTGTCTGTATTAAAGGTTTTACTCTAGTATTATATATACTTGATAACACACCTGGATAGTTTTCATTCTCTGAATAAGGTGTTAGTGTTTTAAAAATTTTAGGTAGTGATTCTGATTTTTCAATACTGTCTCTAAATTTTTCATAAATAGGACTAGTTGATACTAGATTTATAAAACCTCTTATGCTGTCTTCACTATCTTCAAACTGTCTAAGGTTTGCACCACCTGATGTGGTTAAAAATGGCTGGTCTCCAACTGCTTTTATACCAAAAAAGTTATTAGCTCTTTCAGCTGTTGGTGCACCTGGAAATTTAAAATTACCTGTCTCTGTAATAGCTATAGTAGTGATTAAAGAAGTAGGTATCCTAGATTCAAGAGAACCTTCTGGATAAGTTTTTTTAACTCTATCCACTGTCTCTATAAATTTTTTTGCTGTGTTTGTTTCTGCCATACTGATATGTATAAAAATTATTGTACTAACAATTCCAAGCACGAAGTGCTTTATTAATTCTAGAGTTCGGATCATTAGCAACTTTTTTAGAAGTTAATTTTTTTTTCATGCCTTTCATTCTCGCACAAAATGAGGCACGTCTTTTATTTCCTACCTTTTTACTAGGTCTTTTTAAATTAGCACCAGTCGTTCTTTTAAAAAACTTACGACCTGCTTCATTTAATCCACCTGAGGGGTTTTGATATTTTTTTGCTACCATTATTTTTTCTTAACTGTCATTGCAGCTCTTCTAAAATTAGCAGCAGTAGGTGCACCCTTGTCACCTTTCTTTTTCATTTTACCACCACGTTTTCTTTTAGCATGAATGTTAGCGTATAGTCCTTTTCCTGGCATTATGCTTTACCTTTATTTTTTTTAGCTCTTAACATAGCAAAGTCTTTTTTAGTTAGTTTTCCGTCTTTGTCCATGTCTAATTTTTTTCTGTTACCAGTGACTTTCTTGCCACCGTTCATCTTCATTTTGTTTTTCATTTTCATTTTGTTTTTTATTTTTCCGTAATGTCCTGGCATTAGCTATACCTCCTGTATTTAGCTGTTTTTTTTGCAATGTTTTTTGGTTGCTTCACAAACTGTTTGCCCTTTTTTGTTCCTTTTCGCTTGGCTCTTGTCGTTGCCGCATACTCTGCAGCGGACAGACTTTTTATAGCTTTCTCTGGTAAATATCTTTCTCCAGTAACTGAAGATTTTTTGCCAGATTTTGTTCGCCATTTTTGTTTTGACCATGCTTTTAAACTTCTCTGACTTTTTGCTAAAGCCATTATGCTTTTCTCCCTTTTCTTATTGCTTCTTTTCCCTTCTTAAATATAGCTGCAACCTGTGCTTTACCCATAACTTTTGCACGTTGCTCTCCTACAGTTAAGATTTGAATTTTTCTAGCAAACGGTTTGTTAATTCTTTTAACTTTTGCCACAGTTTCTCTAGCGTCTGACGGAGTTGCAAACTTAATTCCGACAGTATCTTTAGGATTTTCATCTGTATATAACCTCCTACCTGAACCTTTTGGCTTTTTACCAGTTCCTACTTTAGGATCTCTTTTTTTTGCCATAAGATTTCATTTCTTTAATATGTTTTTTTATAATGTTAGATTGTTTTTTATGTAGCTTTGATGCTTTACCTAAAGCCTTTGCTACTTTATTTAATTTTTTTACCATTACTTGTACCCTCCACCAGCTGCTTTATATCTCTTCGCTAACATCTGGGCTTTTCTTGCTGACCATTGTCCAGGTTTTCCACCTTTTGATCCAGCCATAATAGCATTAAACATTCTCTTTCTCATACCTGGCTTAGTATAGTTACCTGCTTTATTTACTGTTGATTTTTTCTTCGCCATCTTTCATCTCCTTATATTCATAGTCATAACTGCCCTCTTCATTTTCGTCAGTTATCCATTTTGATGTATCTTCCACAGACCATATTTTAGTATTAACTAATCTATGTATAAGAGGTTTGCTTGGATCAGCTGCCATAGATGGATCAAAGATCCTTAGTCTATTGTTGGGTTGAATTGCATAGTTACCATCGTCTAATTCTATTACATGTCCACATTTGTGTTGATCTGGTTTTTCTGCATAACCAAAATCTAATTCATTATAATCACCAGCACACCAGTCTATAGTAAATAAGTATGTCCCTTCTCTTTGTTTTTTTCTTCTAGATGTGTAAATCATTTTACATCCTTGTAGTTGATAAAATCTAGTAACACTTACATTGTAACTAAATGAATCCCATAACATTAATTCATTTAGAGGTAATTCTTTTACACCAGGTTTTTTACAAAATGCTGATATAGGTGCTCTCCACCAAATACCACCATCTGTCATCATGTAATGAAACAATGGAACTTGTTTTGGTATAGATGTAAATCCAAATATTACACATTCAAAGTATTTATCATGAGAATCTTTTTGATCTCTAAGATAATTACCTCTAACATAACATTCTATTACAGGTATATTAGCATTTAAATACATATTATTTCATCCAATTAATTATGCCCCATATAGATATTAAAAAATACATAAGTTCCATACAGAGTCTAGGTTTATCATTATCTTTGTAAGCAAAATAAGACCAAGCTAAACATGATATACTAGCCATTGTCCATCCTACTACTTGATATAAAGACTGTTTAAATGTAGTCAATATCAACACACTAGCAAGTGCCGTAGCAAAGAATAACCAACGCTGTTGCATTTGCCTATCAATTTGCTAAAGGATTTTTTGAACTTGCTTTTATTTCTTTTATCTCTAATTCTAATACTTTAATTGTTTTATCAAGTATTGCTATTTCTTTATTTTGTTTTTCTATTTTTATATTTTGATT